ATACGGTGCGTGATTTCCTAGACATCCTGATCCTGGTCCTGGCCGACCTGCGCCTCACCCGGCTTGTCACAACCGATGACCTGGGGTACTGGCTCCTGCGAGAGCCGCTGGAACGATGGGCTGACTTCTATCCCGATGAGGGAGAGGAGCCGAGCGGCCTGAAGTCCAAGATCGTCAGCGGCCTGGCCTGCCCCTTCTGCGTCGGGTTCTGGGTTGGCTTGTCGCTCCTCGCCACCCTGTTCCTGGCGGGAGGCCCCGGTCACTGCTCCCTGTTGTGGGAGTACGCGGCCGGGGCTTTCGCGTTGAACTACCTCGCCGGGCACATCGCCGCGCGGCTCGATGGTCGGGCAGAATAAGCCCATGGGAACCGCGTCCGAGCTGAAGCTCGTCAAGACGATCAACGTCACTCACCCGAAGCCGCTGAGTTCCCTGACCGCCGCCGCGCGCCGGATCACGGGCACGCAGGTCCGCCGCTTGACCGCCCAGGTCGGCCGCGAGTGGCAGGACGAGTGCTGGAACATGTACGACCTGGTGGGGGAGCTGCACTACCTCTCCACCACGCTCGCGGGCCGGATGGCCCAGGCCCGGCTGTTCGTCGGCCAGCTCTCCCCGGATGACACGCAGGCCCCGCAGCAGGTGACCGACGGCCCGGCCGCCCAGGCGTTCGACGCCCTGTCCACGGCCAACGGACGCCAGCAGATGATCCAGCGCATGGGCGCCAGCCTGTTCCTGGCCGGCGAGGGCTGGCTGGTCGGCATCCCGCGCTACCTGATCGAGGAGGACTCGGGCCGCATGGGCAATGGCCGCCTGGTCCAGCAGCCCGAGCAGGCGCAGGGCATCGCCGCGATCCTGCCGCCCGAGCCCGAGCCAGCCCTTGAAGACCTGGAGTGGTTCGCCCTCAGTGTCTCCGAGGTGACCACCGTCCAGGGCGACAATGTGCGCCTGCACTGCGGCTACGGCGTTGACGGCACCATCACCGTCCACCCCGATCAGGTCTACATGATCCGGGTCTGGCGGCCGCACCCGCGCGTGTTCATCGAGGCGGACAGCCCGAGCCGCGCGTCCCTGCCCGTGCTGCGCGAGCTGACCGGCCTGACGATGCACGTCGGAGCGCAGGTGGACAGCCGCCTGGCCGGCGCGGGCGTCCTGCTCGTGCCCGCCTCGGCCGCGGTCGCCGTGCGGCAGGCCGGGCACATCGAGAACCCGGACGAGGACAGCGACCCGTTCACCGACGCCCTGATGGAGTCGATGATCGCGCCGATCCGCGACCGGGCCTCGGCCTCGGCGATCGTGCCCCTCGTGGTGACCGTGCCCGACGAGAGCATCGCCGGCTTTAAGCACCTGACGTTCGACACGGCCCTGGACACCGCCGCGCTGAGCCTGCGCGAGGAGGCGATCCGCCGCCTGGCCCTCGGACTGGACGCGCCGCCGGAAGTCCTGCTCGGCACCGCCGCCCAGAACCACTGGGGCGCGTGGCTGGTGCGCGAGGACGTCGTGTCGACCCACCTCGAGCCCGGCCTCGCGCTGATCTGCGATGCGCTCACGACCCAGTACCTACAGCCGGTCCTGGTCGGCCAGGGCATGACGCCCGAGCAGGCGCGGACCTACGTCATCTGGTACGACGTCTCCCACCTGGTCAGCCGCCCCAACCGCTTCGCCGACGCCCAGGTGCTCTACAAGGAAGGCGTGATCTCCGAGTCGGCCTTCCGGCAGGCGGGCGGCTTCTCGGATGAGGACGCGCCGCCGAAGCTGGCCTCCAACTCGGCCGACCTCGCGCTCCAGATGATGCTGTCCAGCCCGCGTCTGGCCAGCCTGCCGGGCGGCGTGCTCCAGCTCGCCACCCAGCTCGCGCACCTGGCCATCGCCACCGAGGAGCAGCTCCAGGTGGCCACCGTGCTCGCGCCGCCCGAGCCGGGCGCGGCCCAGGGCACGCCGACGCCCACGGACGCCGACCCGTTGCACCCGGCCCCGAATACCCCGCCCGGGGGCCAGCCCGCGGCGCCCAAGCCGCCGGCCGGCAACGGAGGCCCGCCGGCCGCCATGCCTACCGCGCCCGCCAAGGCCCCGGGCGCTCCGTGACCACGCCCGCCGCCCAGGCCCGCGCCGAGCGGCAGCAGATCGAGGACGAGCTCGCGGAGGCGGCGTCCCGGGCCCTGGCGCGCTTCCTGGTCGCCGTGGAGTCCGAGGCCGTGCAGGCGCTGCCGCTGACCGCCGCCGCCGCCGCGCGCGGGTTCAGCTTCGACCGCGTGCGCTCGGTGTGGCAGCGGATCGTCGAGCCGCTCAAGACGATCCTGCCCGACTCCGTGGCTCACGATGCCTACGACTACGCCCGGAGCGTGCTGACCTCGAAGAACCCGACGCGGGCGGCCCTGGCGAAGGCGCTGTCCTTTGAGGATGCCGAGCACTGGCAGGCCGTCGTGGCGCGATCCGCCCGGACAGCCGCGACTCGCCAGCACGCCCAGCGGCAGGTTGAGCGATTCCGCCAGGCCGGCCACCCGGGCAAGACGTGGGACGCGGACCTGGACAGCGCGACCCGGCCGACGCACCGGGCAGCCGACGGTCAGACAGTCGCCTTGGACGCCGGCTTCACCGTGGGCGGCTGGACGATGCTGTACCCGGGCGACCAGGCCGCGCCGCCGGACGAGACCGAGAACTGCCGGTGCGTGCTGGTGGGGGCCGCCGCGCCGGCCCTGGCGGCCTCGCTCGGGCCCGAGGGCACCGAGATGCTGATCGCCATCAGGGAGCGGTCGCCCGGCTTCCCGCTCGGGCTGGCCGTGCTTATGGCCGCCGCGTGGGACGAGCTGGCCCACCCGCGCGGCAAGGACGGGAAGTTCATTCACAAGACCGGGATGCACCGCGCCGTCGAGGAAGTGCGGAACCGCTACGCCGAGAAGATCGCATCGGGCGAGATCACCCACCCGGACCAGCTCAAGGGCCTGAGCCAGGATGTCATCGACAGCGCGTACAAGAAGGCCGGCGTCCCGAAGCCCGGCGGCAGCCAGACGGGAGAGCAGGTGGGAGCGCCTGCCCTGCCGCCGTCCAAGACCGACCTGATCAAGAAGGCCGGGCAGGAGCGAGCAGCCCTCGGGTGGAATGGGTCGAAGTCCACGCCCGAACAGAAGGCGGCCAACTCGCGCCTGAACGTCCTGCTGGACGAGGCCCAGGCCAGCCTTAAGCAGGCCAACGCCGAAGGTGATGACCAGAAGGCGCACGAGGCCAGGGAGATGCTGCACGCGGGCCGTCCCGACCTTTACAAGGATCCGGGCCCCGCGCCGGCCGCCAAGGCCGCCGGGCCGAATGACAGCGCGGAGGACGTAGCCCGCAAGATGGCGCGCGGAGAGGGCATCTCGGACTCGGCCCTCGGCAGTAAGGTCGAGCAAAGCATCGACCAGTGGATGGCGCACCCGGACGACCTCAAGGACAAGTCCGTCCTGGAGAGCGCCGCGGCCGCCGCCCTGCCCTCGACCCGGCTCCTGTACCGGGGAATCAGCGCCAGCGAGAAGGCGAACCCGCAGGCGATGTCGCTGATACGGCAGCTCAAGGCCGCCAAGCCCGGCGACACGATCCAGACGGACCGCCTCGCTTCCTGGTCGGAGAAGGAGCATGTCGGCCGCCAGTTCGCCGGGGACGGGAGCAACGAGGTCGAGGGCGTCATGTTCGTGGCCCAGCCTGGAATCAAAGCCCTGCCGATCTCGCAGTACGCGCAGGACCCGAACGCCGCGCAGTTCGCGGACGAGGCCGAGCACGTTGCGCCGCCGTCTGATTACACGGTGGTATCCGTCAGCCCGAGCCTCTCTGCGCCGGGCCTTACCGTAGTGACTGTGAAGGCGGCCCGGTGACCACGATCAAGACCGGGGCCACCCTCGGAAACTGGCACGAGAAGGACCAGCGGCCGCCGGGCGATCGCTCGCTGACCGCCGGCATTTTCGACGACGCCCTGCACCCGCATAGCGCTCACGACGGCAAGTTCATCCCGACCGGCCACCACGACGAGAACGGCCAGGCGGGCGCGAAGCTCGAGGCCCGCCCGTCCGGCGACGTGATGAGCGAGAGCCAGACCAGCTCGTGGTACGAGGGCAGCGTGCGCGGCGCGGCCGAGAACCTGGACGAGCAGGCGAACGACTGCGGCGGCGGGTTCGGCGGCGATGGTGACAGCGGGGACTGCGACGAGGCGCTGGCCCGCCGTGACTACCTAGCCGAGACAGGCCCGGAGATGAACCAGTCGCTGCGCACGGGCCAGGCGCCGAGCTGGACCGACCAGACTCCGGAGCAGCTCGCCGCGCCGATGGACGCCGCGTTCGCCAAGTTCGGAATGAAGACGCCGGCCCCGATGACGCTGTTCCGGGGCGTGAAGACCCAGGGCGAGGAGCAGGGCTTCGATCCCGACAACGACCCCGACTACTTCGACCCGGCCACTCTCAGCCCGGGTAACGCCCTGGCAGACCCGGGGTTCCTGTCCACGACGCCGACTAGGGGCATCGCCCACGGGTTCTCGGAGTCCGACGAGGGCGAGGGCGACGGGTGGACGATGGCGATCACCGTCCCGAAGGGTCAGCAGTTTCTCCCCGGCCAGGTTGAGGAGGACGAGATGATCCTGCCGCGCGGCCAGGTACTCAAGGTGACCGCCGTCGACCCGGACGCCAAGACGATCAGCCTGGAGGTCGCATGAGTAAGCGCAAGACCGATCTCGCCTACTCGAAGGCCAGCGGCTACCCGCACGCGGCCGTGA